GTCAGGCAAAATCAGATCTGGATGGGAGCTTGTAAGAGCTGATGAATATCCAGAACATGATTATCCAACAGTCAATGACGGTAAATACGCAGGAGTAATCGGGGTTGGTGGCCTTGTGCTGGCAAGGATACCCGAAGAGCTCGCAAAGTCTCGTGAAGATTACTTTAAACAAGTAACTCAAGATCGAAATGACGCTTTAGATAACGATGTCTTAAAGGAACAGCACCCAAGTATGCCAATCAATCAAGAGAGGCAGACTCGTGTAACTTTTGGTGGTACAAAGAAAAACTAATTATTTAGTAATTCCTATCCACCGCTAACAATAACAACCTTTAAGGAGGAAAACAATATGGCAAACGTAGATGCCCCATTTGGTATGAGACCAATAGGTAACGTTGTTGGTGGAACTGATTTTCAGACAACTGAATATCTAATTAGAGACAATGAAGACGTATCTATCTTTCAGGGAGATGCTGTAGAAACAGACGACAATAACTCAGGAGAGGGTATTGTAAGAATCGAAGCAGTAACTAACGTAGATAGTGTCGGTGTTTTTAACGGATGTTTGATTGACAGTGACCCGTCAACAGGGAAACCAAAATTCTCTAACTTTTATTCACAAACGAATATTACGCAGGGAAAAATAAGAGGATTTGTATTTGATAACCCGTATATGCGATTTTTAATACAGGGTGATTCAGCTACTGACTCAGCACAAACGGACGTAACTAAAACCGCTCCATTTGTTGATACACATAGTGGATCAACTTCAACTGGTATTTCAGGAAGTGAGCTCGATGTTTCAGAGCTAGGTACTGGACAACCAATAAGAGTAGAAGGTTTTACTGGCGACCCGTCAAACAACGAACTAGGCGCGAAACACACTAACTATGTAGTTAGTTGGAACGAACACGCTTATAAAGATAACCAATAATAGCAGGAGGATTTAAATCATGGCTATATCAAGACAACAACTAGCTAAAGAGCTAGAGCCAGGTCTGAATGCATTATTTGGACTTGAGTACAAAAACTACGAAAACCAACATGCAGAAATCTTTGACATCGAAAACTCTGACAGAGCTTTTGAAGAAGAAGTAATGCTATCTGGTTTTGCAAACGCTGCCGTAAAAGCTGAAGGAGCTGCGGTGACTTTTGACAATGCAAACGAAACTTTCACTTCTCGTTACACACACGAGACAGTTGCTCTTGCTTTCGCAATTACTGAGGAAGCAGTTGAGGACAACTTATATGATAGTATCGCTAAGCGTTATACAAAAGCACTAGCAAGATCTATGGCTAATACTAAGCAGATCAAAGCAGCCAACGTGTTAAACAATGGCTTCAGTAGTTCATTCCCAGGCGGAGATGGCAAAGAATTATTTGCTACCGATCACCCTACAGTTTCTGCAGGAGACCTAAAGAATGAGCTATCAACATCAGCTGACTTAAGTGAAACTTCACTTGAGCAAGCGATGATTGACATTGCTGCGTTTAAAGATGAGAGAGGCTTAAAAATTGCTGCAAGAGGATTAAAACTAATTATCCCTTCAGAACTACAATTTACAGCTGAAAGAATCTTAAAATCACCAGCAAGAGTTGGAACTTCAGACAATGACTTAAACGCTCTGTCTTCTAAAGGAATGCTTCCACAAGGATACGTGGTAAACAACTTCCTAACAGATACAGACGCTTTCTTCATTAAGACAGATGTTCCTAACGGAATGAAGATGTTTAACAGAGCAGCTATTAAAACTGCTATGGAAGGCGACTTTGACACTGGTAACATGAGATACAAAGCTAGAGAAAGATACAGCTTCGGCTTTTCTGACTGGCGTGGTATGTTTGGTTCACCAGGTGCTTAATAATTAGGCGCAAAGAACTAATTTAAAGGGGCCTTCGGGCCCCTTTTTATTTGCACATTTACATTTAAAAGCGTATACTCGACACACTGCGTTAAACAACTTCAATGTAGGGCGAACACCGCAGGTTCGATTGCCTAGAAGACTACATTGAAAACTAGGAGGATTAAACTATGGCAAACCCACACTTTCAAAGTATGATTACTTTCGCTGGAAACACAGTTCCAACGAAACACTTAAAAGACCAACCAATGTTCCAACAATATGCATCGGATCAAACGTTTTATGGTTATTCAAATGACTTTTTTACGTATCAAGCTGATGATTGGACAATTACAACAACTGAGGCCGGTACAGGTAGCGCAACCGAAGCTGTAACTTCGTCAGCTGGCGGAGCTTTATTGCTTACAAACGCTGCTGGAGATAACGACAACGACTTCTTACAACTTAAAGGAGAGTCTTTTAAATTAAGCTCAAGCAAAAGAGCTTATTTTTCTGCTCGATTTAAGTGTAATGATGTTGATCAATCAGACATTGTTATTGGTCTTCAAATTACAGACACATCACCTCTTGATGTTACTGATGGTATTTTCTTTATCTCTAATGACGGAGATGCAGGACTAGACTTTTTAGTAGAAAAAGACAATAGTGCAACAACAACTGAAGACGTTGCAACACTAGCTGATGACACTTTTATAACTGTAGCTTGGTACATTGATCCAGACAGATCAGCAGTTTATTATTCAATTAATAATGCTGAGCCTGTAAAAGTTGTTAACACTAATTTACCAGATGATGAAGAATTAACTGTATCAATTGGTATTCAAAACGGTGAAGCAACAGCTCAAACTTTAACTGTTGATTACGTAACAGCAATAGTTGAAAGATAAAAATTAATGTGGGCCTTCGGGCCCACACTTTAGGAGAATAATATTATGGCTGATGTAAAAGCATCCGTAGCATTAACAGCAGATGGTAGACTACAAGGATTTATTGGTGGTTCAGCCACTAATTTAGGTCCTGTCAGAATTAAAACAATACAAATGCAAGCAAGTGCCGCTGACGCTGAAGTAAAAATTTACGACAATACTTCCGCTGCAGGAGTGATTAAAATTCACCATAAGTTTGGAACAGCTGCTAACGAAGCACTAGTTGTAAACTTTGATGGTGACGGAGTTAGATTTGAAACTGCTGCTTTTGTTGATGTAACAAACTGTGATTTTGTAGTAGCTTATTATAACTAAGGAGTAGCATATGCCAAACACTACTTCAGGAACAGCAACGTTCGATAGGACTTTTGCCATTGATGAAGTTATGGAAGAAGCTTATCAACGAATAGGTATCCAAGATCTTAACGGATACAGAATAAAATCTGCAAGACGTTCTTTAAATATAATGTTCCAAGAATGGGGCAACAGAGGGTTGCACTATTGGGAATTAAAAGAAACAAACATTAATCTTGTAGAAGGACAAGCTGAATATCATTTCTTTAGAAGTGCGGCAGATGACACCGCTGATACAAACAGAGCGCAAGCTACAACAGTGCAAACAGATTCTACTATTTTTGGTATGGATGATGTTTTAGAAGCAACTTTTAGAACCAACAGAACAGCAACAACTCAAAACGATACAGCTTTAACAAAAATTGATCGTTCAACGTATTCTGGTCTTTCTAATAAATTACAAAAAGGACAGCCCACTCAATATTATGTACAACGTTTTATTGACAGGGTAACGGTAAGTTTATATCCAACACCTGATTCTGACGCTGCAAGTTCCGAAGTACATCTGTACTATGCAAAAAGAATTGAAGATGCAGGTGACTATACAAACTCAACTGACGTACCTTATCGTTTTGTCCCGTGCATGGTGTCTGGGCTAACATACTATCTATCACAAAAATATAAACCTGAACTAGTTCAACAAAATAAAATGTTGTATGAAGATGAATTAAACCGAGCACTTACAGAAGACGGTTCATCTACCAGTACATTTATAACACCGAAAGCGTATTACCCAAATGCCTAATTTTGCAATAGGAAAAAAATCAAAAGCAATATCCGATCGTAGTGGTATGGCATTTCCATACAATGAAATGGTAAAAGAATGGAATGGTTCTTTCGTGCATATTTCTGAGTTTGAGGCAAAACATCCGCAAATAGAACCAAACGCACATAAAGCAGATGCACAAGGATTGCAAGACGCTAGACCAGATAGAACAGAAACAGCAGCACCTAACTTATTAAAAACAGATTCATTCAAAACAGGATCTGCTAGTTCTTCTACAATTACAGTAACGGAAGAGAGTCATGGCAGATCAACAAGTGACACTGTTCGTTTTTATGACGCTCTTAGTTTTGATGGTATTACAAACACAAATATAAACGCAGCTGCAGGTTACACAATAACTGTGGTAGACACGGATACATACACATTCTCAGTGTCGACAGATACTGCAACAACTGGTAATATAAGAGGAGGAGGGTTCCGTGCTTATGCAGGACCTGTTACAATAACACCATGACAACATACGCAGAATTAACACAACAAATTTTAGATTACACAGAAACAGATACTAATGTTCTAACTGCAACGATTACTAACGATTTTATAGAACATGCAGAACTACGTATTTTTAGAGAACTTGATCTAGACGTTTTTAAGAAAAATGCACAAGCAACACTAACATCAGGTACACAGTTTGTGACCATGCCTGGTGTAGTACCAACTAGTTTTGAGTTTGTAAGATATGTTGCAATTTACAGTTCATCTGGTTCTTTAGGTGGTTTAACAGATAATGAGAAGGTAATACTACAAAAGAAAGAAGCTTCATTTCTTACAGAGTATTGGCCAAATGCAAGCTCTACAGGAATTCCTAAATATTATGCTAATTATGATGAGGACTCATTGATCCTTGCACCTACGCCAAATGCAGCGTATACTATGTACCTTGAGTATAATGCTCAACCAACAGGTTTGTCTTCAAGCAATACGACAACATGGGTCAGCACAAATGCGCCACAGTTGTTGCTTTACGCCTGCCTTATAGAAGCTTTTAAGTTTCTAAAACACCCAGAGATGATGGCCATGTACACGCAATCTTATCAAAACGAGATGCAGACACTAGGACAAGAACAGATGGGTAGAAGAAGACGAGACGAATATAGTGACGGAATTGTAAGAATACCAATGCCGTCGCCACAACCTTAAGGAGTTAATATGGCAAACGTAATATGTAATGTTTTTAAAGAGCACCTTCTAAAAGGCAACCACAACTTTAGTGCATCGGGCGGAAACACGTACAAGCTAGCTCTTTACACATCATCTAAAACAGTTTCTGCATCAGCAATAACTGGTTACAACGATACTAATGAAGCAGCAAATGCATCAGGCTCTGGTTATACTGCAGCAGGTAACACACTGACTAATAACGGTGTTACAGGTAGTTCTTCTACATCTACAGTGTTTGCAGATTTTGCTGACACTTCTTTTACAACAGTTTCTACAACAGCGCGGTACGCGCTCATTTATCAATCATCAGGTGGTGCAGCAACAGCAGGACTTGCTACTGATTCAGCAGTATGTATGTTAGATTTTGGTGGTGACTTTTCAACTACAGCAGGCACCTTTACAATACAATTTCCAGCCGCAGATACGAGTAGTGCTATTATAAGAATATCGGGGTAAGG